GAATCTAAAAAGATAAAAGACTTGAGATTACAATATATTAACGATAACAACCATAAATATAAATAATAATGGAACAGTATAAAAATTTCTTTAAGAATAGAGCAGAGGTAAATGAGTATTTTAAAAATGATACTTTTAAGTTTCATTATATGTCGGATAATACTATCTTTTTTGATAGTCTTGTGCCTTTAGTTAACGATGATGGATATTATCATTATCAAGTTTCATTTTACTTTGAACAAGGCTATGATTTTTTCTGTTATGCACAATTTAATGATTGGTTTGACCAGTTCCAATTGTCAGAAGTTTTGATAAAAAACGAGGCAACAAATGAAACTGAAACAATGTTTTTTAAAAAATATCAAAATAAATAAAAGTTTTTTTCTTTCTCTTTTTTTAACCTCAACTGTCAAAAGTTGGGGTTTTTTGTTATACTTTTTAAACTTTTTTAAACCTTTTTTAAACCCTTAACTAATTGATTAATAAATTTTTAACCCTATTTTAAACCCTAAAGTTTAAAAATCTATGAGTACAAATAAAAAAAGTAAAATAAAAAAATATTTTCAAAAGTTAAGATTTTAAACCCCTAAGGTTTAAAGATTTGATTATTAGACTGTTATAGCGTTTTAGGGGTTTAAAAAGGTTTAAAAAGTTTAAAAGGGTTTAAAAAGTAGTATTTTGTATATTAAATAAAAAGTATTACATTTGTGGTCAAAGGTTATTTGTAGGATTATAATCTTGGAGAAAATATTATATAACCTTTTAAAATGATTAGCAATCCTACTTTAGCTATGATTTTTAAAAGGTTTTTTTATTCACTAATAACACTATGATAGAAACAATTAAAGCACTAAAATATTTAGACCATTTTAGTCTGCTTACAGTTGGGGAATCAAAAGTTCCAAACTTCACTTGGAAACCTCAACAAACAAAAAAATTGTCTAAAGAGGAATTTATCAAAAGATACAATTACAGAGGTGGTCAAAAGTTACAAAGTGGAAAAGAAATACCAGAAACTACAAACATAGGTTTAATTACTGGATATGATTTTCTTGAAGTGATTGATATTGATTTAAAAGTATTTTCAACAGTCAAAGAAAAACTTGATTTTTGGGAGGAGTATATTGGTTTCCTAAAAGATAACATTTTAGACTTTGATGATAAATTTGCAGTCTATAAAACACAGTCTGCTGGTTACCATATTTTATACAAGTCAAAAAGAATACAAGGAAACTTAAAATTAGCTAAACTTAAAGGGCATAAAGAGGCAGTTATTGAAACTCGTGGACAGTTTGGTTATGTCTTTGTCTATCCAAAAAATAAAGTGTCTAAGAAAAGCTATTTTGATATACAATTTATTTCTGATGAGGATAGAGAAATTATCTTTACATTTTCTAAAAGTTACAACTACCAAGAGCCAGAAAAAGATATTAAGGTTATTCCTAAAAAAACTCAAACAATTTACAAAGATACTGATGTAAAAGTATGGGATGATTTCAATGATAAAAATTCAGTATGGGATGTTATAAGTGATGATTTTTCGATTGTAGCAAATCACAGTAAAAAGTACATTGTTAAAAGGCATAATGCAGATTCAGCACATAGTGGGTATATTTTCAAGGATAATGATATGTTAATGCTTTATTCAACTGGTACAATATATCCTCACGAAAAAGGGTTATCTGCTTTTGCTTGTTATGCTTATAAAAATCATAACGGAGATTTTTCACAAACAACTTTAGATTTGTATAATAAAGGTTATGGATCACGAACAGTATTAAAAGAGATTGAGCCAACTGAAAAAATATTAATAAGCACCTCAGACTTGCAGTTTCCTATTGATATATTTACAACACCAATTCAAAGCTATATTATAGAATGCGTTAATACTTTAAATATGTCTTTAGATTATATGGCTTGCTCTTTAATGTGGTTGATGTCTTTAAGTATTGGCAACTCTATAAAGATAGAAGTTAAAAAAGGTTGGGTTGAAATAGCTACACTTTGGATAGCAGTAGTTGGTAAAGCTGGAATTGGTAAAACTCCAAGCATATCAAAAACAATATTTCCATTAGAGAAATTAAACAATAAAGAAATATCAAATTACATCAAGGATTTTGAAAAGTGGGAGGCTTATGATAAACTAACTAAAAAAGAAAAGGAGGAGTTTCCAGAAATGGTTAAGCCAATTAAAAAGCAATTTATAGCAAATGATATTACTTTAGAGGCTTTGATTGATTTGCATCAAGAAAATGATAATGCAGTTGGTGTTTTTAAAGATGAATTAGCTGGATGGTTTAAAGATATGAACAAGTACAAACAAGGTTCAGACTTAGAATTTTGGTTATCCTCTTGGAGTGGTAAGAGTGTAAACCTAAACAGAATGACAAGGGCTGGTTCTTTTGTTGCCTCTCCTTTAATTCCAATTTTAGGAGGAATACAACCAAGCATCTTTAACTCATTTTATACGGATGAAAATAAAGATAATGGTTTTATGGATCGTATGTTGTTAAGTTATCCTAATTTAAAAGTTGAGGAGTATAATGATAATGAAATGGATTACAGATTAATTGATTGGTATAACAATAGGATTATTAATTTCTTTGAAACTGTAAAATACAAGATATTAGAAAAGGATGAGGATGGTAAAATAGTTCCCAAAATATTAACTTTTAGTGATGAGGCTAAAAAAGAATGGATTAGGATATTTAATCAGATTACTAAAAACCAAAATAGCGAAACAGAAAACGAATACATGAAATCAATGTTGCCTAAACAAAAATCATACATTCCTCGCTTTGCTTTATTGATACACACTTTTAACGGAATTGGTGTTGATGGTTATAACTTTGATAAGATTTCAAAAGATAGCATTTTAAAGGCTGAGAAGTTAAGCAAGTATTTTATTGCAATGGCAAAGAAAATCAAGATTGATAGTATTGAAAATTCAGAGATAAAAAAGATATTAAAAAATAATGATACCAAGAGCAATAAAGACAAGTTTGCAATCCTTTACAAAGCTAACCCAGAGTTAAATAAAAATGAGGTTGCTGAACAGTTAGGAGTGAGTTTACAAACGATTTATAAATACATAAAAAATATAAAAAAATGATTGATAAGTTTCAAGCATTAAGAGATATAGATACAGACAATGAAGAGATTAGAGGTTTTACAACAAGAATTAAAAGATATAAGCAAGAAATACAGAGATTGCAAGAAGAAACATTTAAAAACGATTATAGACTTGGAAAGTTCAGAGAAGAAATTGCAACAACTGAAAGCGAAATTAAACAAAGAGAAAACGATATTACAAAGATTGCAGAAAAAAGCAAGATTGAATGGTTTAGAAATAAATGGATGAATAACACGATTAATAACAAATTAGAAGAAATCCGATACTGGTGCAGTTAACATAAATAAAAATAAAAAAAATGATACAAAAAAAAGATTACATTCAAGATTTAAAAAAAATGACAAAAAACGAAATACTTTGCTTTATTAGAGCATCTTTAATAAAAGATGGAGAAAAGTTAAGTTTTGATATGAGTGGTTATGACAATAATAAAAAAGGTAGTTGTACTATACATAATCAAAATATATTAAACACCTTTTCTTATTTAGGTCTTTATGATTATACTAAATTTTTATTTTTAGATTTTTATAAAGGTTGTCCAGCAATTTATTTAATGTATTGGGATAATAATGATTTTATTTTTGATGATGATTTTTTTAATGGTTACTCTACAACTGAAATTATATACGAGATTTTTAAATTAACTATTTTTTCTAATAAAGCTAAAAGGAGAAGAGGATGAAACACTACAAAAACAACAAAGATTATGATGTGATAGACATTGTAAAAGATTACAACCTCAACTTTAATACTGGCAATGTTATAAAATATGTAATTCGTGCTGGTGTAAAAAGTAAAGACACACACATTCAAGACTTAGAGAAAGCAATAAACTATTTAAACAGAGAAATTAAACACCTTAAAAAGTTATGAGAATTAGAATCACACCAAAGTATATTAAAGAGGCAGTTGAAAAGCAGTTAGAGTTGGATTTAACCAGTAAGTCAAGACGTACGGACTATGTATTTGGCAGATGGTTAGGCTTTAAGCTAACCAGAAAGTTAACAAATTACTCACTTTCAAATATTGGTAAACTTTATAATGCAGACCATTCAACAGTAATTCATGGGTTAAAGCAATTTGATATTATGTACAATCAAATAGACTTTATAGATTACAAACAAAGTTATGATGAGTTATTAGATATATTTATTAAGATGTATAAAAAAGATGATGTGCCTAAACACTTACAAACTATTGAGGAGGTAAGGTTAAGTTGTGAGGCTGAAATAAATAAGCTAACTGATAAATATAATGCTGATGTAGCTGAGTTAAGAAGTCAAGTAAATTTGTTACAAACTGATCCAATGTTTGGCAAGATAAGCAAACTGCCTTACAATGAGTATCAAGATTTAAAGATGAGGATTAACGCATTTTTTCAGATGAACGGAATGAATCAACAACGAAAAGAGGCACGAAAAAAACTACTTATAGCAGATGCAGTTTAAACCAAGACCATATCAAACTGAAATATCAATACAAGCTAATAATATATTAAATGAAAAAAAAATAGTTTATATAGCTGCAATGGTAAGGACAGGAAAAACTTTTATGTCTTTAATGACTGCTAACCTATACAAAGCAAAAAACGTTTTATTCCTAACGAAAAAGAAAGCGATCCAATCAATTAAAGATGATTATAAATTACTTGCTCCAGCATACACAATCACAGTTATTAATGATGAAAGTTTGCACAAGGTTACAGATGATTTTGATTTAGTTATACACGATGAACACCACAGATTTGGAGCATTTCCTAAACCTAATAAAGCTGCAAAGTTATTTAAGCAGAAATACGCACACTTGCCAATGATATTTCTAAGTGGTACAATGACTCCAGAAAGTTATAGCCAAGTATTTCATCAGTTCTGGGTATCAAACAATTCACCATTTAAGCACAGTAATTTCTACAAATGGGCAAAGGATTTTGTAAACGTTCAAGTTAGGCACTTAGGCTATGCACAAGTAAATGATTACTCTGATGCAAACTTTAAACTTATAAAGCCAATCATTGAGCCATACATTATCACATTCACACAAGCCAAAGCTGGTTTTAAAACAAATGTAAAAGAAACTGTTTTACATTGTGATATGAAAGCATCTACTTTGCAATTAATTAAACGTTTAAAGAATGATTTAATAGTTGAGGGTAAAGAGGAGGTTATACTTGCAGATACGGCAGTTAAATTACAGTCTAAAATACATCAAATAAGTTCTGGTACTATCAAGTTTGAAAGTGGTAACTCTAAAGTATTGGATTATTCTAAGGTAAAATTTATTCAGCAATATTTTAAAGGCAAAAAGATAGCTATCTTTTACAAGTTTAAGGAGGAGTTAAACGCATTAAAGCACATCTATAAGGATGAATTAACAACGGAGTTAAACGAATTTAATACAACTGATAAGAATATAGCTTTACAGTTTGTAAGTGGCAGAGAGGGTATCTCTTTAAAGATGGCAGATTGTTTAGTTGCATTCA